CTGTATAATTTATGAGTATATGTGTGGTCTGATTCACCATTCCATAGGCATTTGCACGATCCATCTGATTGTGGTACTACTAATACGCACGAGTCGAATACAGATCCACGAGGAGGCCCTTCGTCCTCTAAACATATCATATAACTACCAGATATTGTCGACGGACTGACGAATCCAGCCATACGAGAAGGATCGTCTCCGCCCGCCAACGCCCAATTTATTTCATATGATCCGCCAATCCAGTGGTAAAAGTCGGTTGCAATTGGGTCTAGGCTTGTTGCAATCTCTAAAGAACCATGATTAAACGATTTAAAAACATATTGGCCAAGATATGTCGGATTATTAATATAATATTCACTATCTGCACTAGATACATACGGCAGTGGTGTAGTATTGGACGTCATTTTTGTCGTACAAGTTGTAGTGCCCGAATTACTATCGCCATGTATAGATGTAGCGACTAACTTTATCTCACCAATTATTGCACAAGAAGATGGGAATAAATCAAGTAATACGACTGGTGGCGTCACCACAGTTGTCTTATCTGTTGTGGTTGTCGTAGTTTCTATCGTGTCGACCGTTGTAGTTTCCGCTTCGGCTACAGTTGCAGGTACAGGCATTTCACTTGTATCCATGCCTGGCATAGGTAATCCAGCGCCAGCCGTCGAAACGCCAGTTGCACCGGCTGTCTTATTAAACCGTATTGGTAATATTTCGCTTGCTGCGATTCTGGATTGTATCAGCCTAAAAACACATGAGTTATTGTAGCATCCTGGAGTAAATGGATGAACTGGTATAAACACACCATCATTGATAAATACAAGACTGTCGCGACTAGCTACAGTAGCTGCATACGTTGTCTCAGTTAACTCGTTAGTGGACAGATTCCGCAAGAAAACTAAATAATCGCTAGTTGGGAATATGTTCTTGTATGCGGCCACATCTTTAACGGTCACGACAACAGAAGGATCTATAAGATCACGTTGAATTTTGAAATCAGAGACGTTATATTCTGCGGTCGCAGTATTATCAACCAGTTTCTTACTCTGCAAATATGCTAATAATTGAGTCGTATCTTGATTATCGACTTTACCGTCGCCATTGACATCGACGTAAGGTTGATTTGTAGCTCTGTTTTTTGGCAATATACCACTACCGTAGTGGCTGATATAATTAATTATTGCATTATAGTCATTTATATCAACAATGCCGTCGCCCATCACATCGAAACGATTGCCTGGGTTTTGCCATCTTGAAACACCTAATATAATATTACTGACATTAAAGCTACTTACTAATGGTGTAACCTGAATCACCTCGATATAGGCCGTTAATCCGATTTTAGTAGAGGGTGGCGGTATTGTCATTGTTCTCTATGATATCGTTAAGACAAATGTTTTGCTAGTCCGAGTTGTCCCGTCTGGCAAAACCGCAGTAATTTTGTACTGGTAGGTACCTTTTAAAAATTGCTTCGAATCGACCATATAACGAAACACATATGGATTAGAACGATACGATCCTTGTCGTAAGCCAAGGGTGAGCGGATACTCTTCTACCAATATCTCATTATTTTCAGTCGAAATTGTGATGGTGCCGGTTAATTGCGGTAAAATCGGAGCAACTAAATTAAAATCATAATCATATAATGGCAATGGCATAATGCCAATTTCCAATGGCCTAAGCTCTGGCTGTTGGAATTTTTGGTCGAGTGGCTCAAAACCAAGCCTAATTGCAGTAAGGCCATCCTGGACATCCCAGTCGTCGGAATAAACCCAAAACCTATTACAAGACTGTATTACAAGGCCGCTTAATAGCGGATCGTCAAGATCAGGATATTGGATACAACCGGCAGTATCAACTGTACATGATGGTGCGAACTCTTCCATCTCGCACGGGTTTGTTGGCATGTAGTACCAAACATCATAATAAACATCCGGGACAGCTGCATCTGCTGGTATATCTAATAATAGTCTATATTCACCGGGAACGATCACACCTTCTTCGCCCTCAGTCCCACACAAACCACACGGAGTGTCAGTTCTGATATACTCGACTGGAGAAGGATAATTAGGATCACACGGGTCGACTATAACAAACGTGGCAATTAAATTCGATGGAATTATTTGCGTCTTATAAATCTCTACTTTCCGTATCGCATACGGTGCGGTGGGTATTCCACCACGTAGAAATCTCGTATCAAGCTGGACTGTATTGCCACGCCTAGCGGAAATTCGTTGATATGTAGCCATACATTACCTCATTTCAATATCTTTGCTAGGGTAGAGACCCCAACAGACTATTAGTGATGCGGTAGGCTTGGTGTTGATGCAGATTCTTTTTTGTTACGTTCTTCTGCAGTCCTTTCCAATTTCTTATACCACCAAGCACGTTCTTCACCAGTCATGGAGTTTTGTTCGAAGAGTGTGAGTTCTCCGGTCCCGCCAACTCCACATCGCAATGCAAATTGCTGTTCCATCAGCATTTCCCACTCTTTTTCGCATTGCTCATGGGACCTATGGACGAAAAAAGGATTCTGTGATCGGTAGCATTGTACGGTAAGATTCATTACAATGCGCACATTGTATCTCGATCATAGTCTCAATACTTGGGGTATGATCAGATAACCATTCTCTAATAACAGCAATATCAGTAGAGTGCATTTTATTGACAATATTTTTAATCTTAAATCTGTCATTGACACCCATGATGTCGACAATCACAGTTTCAATATTTTGTGTCACTAAATCATCTAGCATTACTTCGTCGTGGCTGTGATCCACAACTTGTCTGACACGTTCTCGCGGCTTAATCTTAGCCCTAGAACCACCGACTAACATATTCTTCGCTTTTTTTGCTCTCTGGATAGTATTAGCATCACGTACTCGCAGAAATCTAATCGACGCTGTGATTTCTCTTTCTGTCGTTTTACTTAAATATGGCAACGTAATCTTGAATGGTTCATTGCCCAATGATTCATCCGCCCAAACAATAGTAGAAACAAGATCATTTAAATCAACAGTATTAGTAGCAACTTGCTTACATTGCTCGTTTGGACATGTCGAAGCAAATTCGTAAATATTGCCGTGTGTAATACCACGAAGATAATACAATAAATAAATCTGATCGCCAACCAACATATTTTGAATATCGAAACCGTCAGGGAAACGACAACACTCTTGAAGCATATAATCAATTGACTGGCCGGTTTGCGCTAACCTCGCAGTAGCTAAGATTTTATCAACTTTTGCAGACCATGCCTTAACAGATATCACACCAGACGACCAGCCATAATATAAACCTTTACTGGGAAGGGTTGTCTCCTCCCATGGAATAAGCTGCTCAGGTGAAGCCCTTGAAATTATATCGACAACATCTATATCTGATGTTGCACTACCGACCAATTTAGATAATTCGGAAACTGGTTTTTCAGCTGGTAGTTTAGTTTCTTGTGGTTGCTGGATCTCTCTACCAGTAAGACGAATTTCTTCTTCTTCTACATAATCTGACATAATTCACCTATGAAAACAAGTTTATATTGCCTAGATTATATCTACTAAATTAAAGATTTTCTAGGTCATTCTTCATCTGTTGATATTGAATCAGCCCAATCGTACGCAACAGTAACCTCAATAACTTTCACTCCTGTTGCGGTATATGTCAGATCACCCTCCTTGACAATCTGCGGCCAACTACCATGTAAAGTCCACGTAGTTACAGATGTAAAATCTAAATTATACACTTTTATAATAGAATCTTTTTTGTAGTCTGTAGGACTTTTAAGACCTGTATCAGCTGACCATACTCTTTCGCGCCAGCTCTTAATAATATCTGACGCTCTATTATAAGAATCAACCACAACGTCATAAAAAGTAATCCTAACATCTTCCCATGTAACCATCCCAGCATGTTTATAGACTAGAGATGATCCGTCTGTCGTATCTTTAGCAATAGTAAATGTTGGTAGTGTAGCATCTTTGGCTAATAATTTTGTTGGGAATATATTGCGCGTATCTTCAAATAGATTAAAAATTTCCCAGGTATATTGATAAACAGGTTTTAAGCTGTCCTCTGTAGCAGCAATTCCGGCACCGACATCAGTTGCAACAATAAATCCAGGCGTAATATAGTTCCTAATTAATCTGTAATTGTTATAATCCTGATTGACTCACTCTTCATCATGTAGTTCAATTGCTTTGTCTATTTCAAGTGTGAATGTAATTTCACTAATCTTTGACGAAGTATAGTCTAATTCGTCCGGTGTAATTTTAGATGGCCAACAACCATACATTATATATTTGTAAACCGTAGTATCATTGCCGTCAAGTAGTTCCAAGGTACATATTTGTTTCTTCAAATTAATCACAGATTTAGTGATATTTATAACACTTGTCGACCACCACTTATATATTTCAAAAGCAGAATCAGTGCTACCGACCGTATGATAAAAAGTTATATCAACTGGCAGCCATTTCTGTTTGCCGGGAAAATGAACACAATCCTGTTGATAATGTAATGTCGCTCTGTCGATTTCTACTTTTGGCCTACCAGATTTATGTGCATATATTAGTATTGCTTTTAATGGATCAAGAGTCGTAAATTTCCAACGATGCTGTCGTGCCAATTCAATCTTGGCAGTTGGTGCTCCTGAGCTATTGACGTCACCAATATTAAAACCTGGAATTTGAGTCGCTCCTCAAATAAAACTAAATAAAACGGCCCCGCCACATCTTAAATTTGATGTGGCGGGGCCGAATACTTCCATCGTCGAAAAACAACTATCAGCTCTTAATAGCACGGTCATATCGCAACGTCGCCTCAATCGTCACGATGTCCGTTGCTGTATAGTCCAAATCACCCCAGTTCACTTCCTTGGGCCATGCGTTACACATCGTCCAAGTCTCCGTAGTATTACCGGCAGCGCCAATCATTTCCAACGTAGCCTGCTGCTTGTAAACAGATGGAGCAGCTACAGTAGCTGTGGTCAGCTCGCAGACTGTATTCAACCATACATAAATGGTATCTGATACGTCTGGATCTTGCTCGACATCATACCACTTCATGCTCACTGGTTCCCAGGTCTGCTTGCCAGCAAAATAGGCTACTTCCTGGTCGTGATGCATTTCTGGCTCTGCGAACTTGAAATTCGGCCGTGATGCCGATTGCAAGACTAACAAAGCTGCAGAGCTGATATCTCCGAGGGTTCGAAAAACCCATCGATGTTTTCTACGAGTCTCCAAATTGGAGGCTGGTCCGCTACCTGTGCCGCAAATATTAAATCCGGGAATTTGAAATCTCCTTCACATTAGATGGTTTTACCCATTCACCACAACACCACCAGCAGCCAAGATTTCCTCTGAACTAAAGGAAGCAGAAGACTGCATGACCACCAAATTCAACACGATGAATTCAATTGTGCGCGTCGGTTTAATGAACACCGATACCCACAGTTGGTTAAGATCTCGTCTCGCCGGTGTGTTGTTTGACTCATCGCAGACTACGTTGTAGGCATCGAGCCCACGACGTGCTTGGACGTTCGCCAAGAATGGATTAACCAACGTCCTGACTTGTGCCCACGTAGTCGCATCATTTGGTTCGAAAACAAACGATCTGAGCGTTTGAATCAGATTCTTCTTCAAATAGATCAACAACATCCGTACATTGACTCTATCTAGTGCGGTGGTTGAGCGTTGCAACGTACGCTGCCCAAAGACCACGATGCCATCCTTCGGGAACGACACCAATGGATTAACAGCGTTCCCGCTCCCATACAACAGATCGCGTTCGCCTTGACTCGGATTATACTCAACATCTAATGCAGTAGTCAAGACCCCGCGATTTATACCAGCTGGAGCGTACCACTGCTCAGCCACATTAGACGTTCGAGCAAAAACGCCAGCAACCTGACCAGATGGCGGAACCCAAATGTACTGCTTACTGAATTGGTCATAGATCTTTATCCAGCTCCAGTACAACGCACCATAGCTACTATTGATCGCAGCCGAAAGGTCTGACAATAGCATCCCGTTGTGCCAGTCAACAACTTGCTGCGGTCGCAGACCAAACGGTGGATCGACAATAAACAAAGTATCGCCACGGCTCTCGCAGAGTTGGAGCCCTTGCCCGATTACAGCACCAGACGTCATCCCAGGCACAACCAAAAGGTTGATGTCATATGTCTCGGAGTTCTGCACGCCGTACATCCCACTTGAATCTTGTGCGTTGCCGATGATAGCCGCATCCAATTCGCTGGAATATGCTGGATCAACTGGGATACCATTGGCACCGCCAACAAACACTTGCTTCGACAATTGCGCGGGTTGTCGAACTTCATATGTGCTTGGATCGAGCTCATCGTTGTTAAGGAATGATGGTCGCTCTTCCCAATTAATGAACTCATTACCGTTAACTCCACCATAAGCAGAGCCAGGATTCAAAACATTGCCAATATAACGATCGTCAGTTTTGTCGAAACTGAGATTTTGAACGTTTTCAGCAGTAGCACCGTCTGGATCAGTTAGAGTCATCTGATAACGTGCAGCCGCATTGCCTGCGATCTGAGTCTGCAGTGAGAGCGTCAGAGTGTAATCATCCAGCCATGTTCCAGCGCTCGATGCGACAAACCATCCAACGATATTGGCGAAGTAGGATGTATCAAGTGCACAATCTGGGCCGCTCGGATCCAATTCGCAAGACAATGGAACAGACGGAGTGATTTCACCAGTATCAGGCAATGATACGCGGCTGTCGGAAAATCCACGATATGCTTTCGTGTACGGAGAAAGCACACCAATTTCCTCAGCAAACATCAACGTCTTGAGATTAGAATAGCTAGCCTTCAAATAAAGCTGGTCAAGCTTGTGTCCATCAGAAGTCACAATGACAATATGTGAAATATTGCCAGGAGCGGTGATGGCGAACGATGTAAAGTACGTCTCACCAGCGTGGGTCCCATTACCATTGATCGTGGCCGCTATTGTCGTAGCCGATAAGTTGGTCCCAACAGGGATTGTAAAAGTAATGCTTACAGTATCACTTCTATCTGCTGGAATTATATCAATCGCAACGCGATTGCTCTGGCTGTTGATGAAAAATGGTTCAGCATCAGAACCATACAAGTAGCTACGTGGAATATCGTAAGCATATTGCTGCATCCCGACTTCAGAAGCAAAAGCACACGATCCCATAAGCTGAATTCGATCGCCAGCGACTTTTGTCCGCAGCTCTGGATATTCAACACCAGCAACTGTGTCAGCGACAGCGACATAATCTTCAGTTGCAACTAATAGGTTGATTGCGGCAACCAGACTGTCGGCTGAAGTGTAGGAAGCAACCGGCATAATGTAAGTGCCACCGACGCCCTCAACCTCCACCTCCAACTCTCTGTTGTACGGCTTCGCTGTAAAGGAGAATAAGTCGTTGGTATCGAGGCGACCGTCAGTAACAAGAATATTGCATTCCAGGCCATCACCAATTACAATGTTAGTACTGGTGCTCGTAATTCCTGTTATTTTCTCATCTAAAGTGCCACTAACCATCAGTGCATTATCTCTGCTGCGGAACAGCTGAAATGTCGCACCCTTTATCATGTACCCGTCATCAGAAGCACCAGTAATGAACAACGAAAAAGTGTCATCGGTACAACCGGTATAGCTGTCGCTAAGATCAGTTTCACCAGTGAACTGTAGTGTCGCGCTGGTTGGCCCATCAGTAACCGACACGCTAACATCCGTAAATGTTATATTCTCAACAGCAGCGTCATGGAAGACGATTGGTGCTGTTGCAGACACGCCCCGCATAAGCAGCTTGCCATAATCAATGCCGGTAAATACTGGAATCCGACCCCACCCATTGACTCGCGAACCAGAAGTATCAATACAAACGTCGCTTAACTCTGTAGCTTGTCCGTCTTGACATTCGATACCAACCCGAATGACGTATGCTTGATTACTCTCTTCCAAATAAGCGAGCACCGCATACATTAGATAGCTCTCAACAAACGGCTCGCCGAATGTATCGATTGCCTGTTGTGCGCCACTCACAAAAATCGGAGTGTTCAAAGGACCTTTCTTAGCAGTTCCAACAAATGCCGCACGGAGCGGTCCAGTTTGACCAGTAACTGCACTGAGGTCTATTTCCCTAGGGTAAACACCAGGGCTCAAATATGTGGGCATTGTTAATCTCCGTTGTCGAGAAACCAAACTATGATAAATTTGCCGACAACCACGGGCGACACGGCAAATTTCAATTTCTCTTTATCAGCTGAGTGTCAATCACTCTCTTATATATTCGCTTGATATATAATGATACACGGAATATTCTACTATGCTTGGAAGGCTGCTAGTTAATGACAGCAGCCTTCTCATTATCATGCAGTATTCTTATCATCCGCTTCGAGGCCAGATTGGAAATCTGCGAATCGTTCAGAAAACTCTTCGGCAGTCGGACCGTTTGGCCTCGCCTTAGATAAATCGTCTGCTCATGTAAAAAGAAATCACCACCAGGTGGCCTTACAGAAATTGGTATCATCTGCGTACTACAGTTATACAGCTGCACTACAAAATTAGTTTCTTTGGTGTGCTGTTTCATAAACCCTCTACTATAATTATATCCAAGCAATCACTACTAATCACAATATATCTACGTTTTAACATTATAGTTCGTAATGTCTAAATATCCCAACCGCCAACGTCCGGCTTGCAGAATAATCTGGTTGTATCTCCTCTGCTAACCGATAGCAATTCATTTGTAGCAGATTCCTTAATCGCAGTAACATGCCCAAGAATAGTAGGAACTATAAGCTCTGGTAATGGCAACCAAGCTTCAGCGGTCATCGAAAATTCATAACGTATCTTAGCTTTCTGATCGAAACCGACCTCCTTCTCACTAGCGTCAGCAGATCCTTCAAATCTGAGTTGCACACTGCCGCGCAGATGTTGGTCGCACATCACAAATTCAGCTAATGGATTGAACCTTGGTAAAATCTGTTCTAATGCATGATCGGCTTCGCCCTTATACGACGCCCATACTGTTAGTGTATACTTAACCAAAAAGGGCACCGGTCGCCTTATTAAAGCAACTCGATCCATGCGACTACTAGTATATCTGCGAGCCATAGCTAACACAGGCGTGCTAAACTTCTGCGGATTAAATTCATGGCTAATCCGGCTAATAGAAGCGACAGGAAACTTTACACGTCCTTCTTTTAATTGATCACGCCATATTAGGATGCTCTTATCACCACCAGCTACCTTGACCCTCATAAACCTATAGGCATCTTTAGTAGGTATTCTAATACCAGACCAGTATGTTTTCATTGCTTCATCAAGAGCATGAAAACCCGGCATCAGAAACTCTTGGATAAACTCAGGCTGGCTACCTAATGTCTCGCCATAGATACTAGAACGGCCGCTCTGAACGTCGCTACTCTGCGCTATGCCTACCGGATATAGCTCGATATGCGGATTACGTTCTGGGCCAGGGATAGGGTTAGATGTTCTCTCTCGCTCTAAAACATGTGGTGTAAATTCATGGACAGCCATTTTATATCCTATTTCAGAAGTGCCACCAAGTTGCCAGGAATAGCACCACCAGGACAAACACCAGTAGTAGCACCAATACGATCCATCAAATCTTTGAATTCTTCTATTATTGTCGCTTTCTCTAACTTATCAACCCAGTCTTCAATCTTTAATGATATTAAAGAACCATTAGATGTCTGCTTGATCGATACAGTTATATTCTTCTTATCAGATAATTTCTCCAATTCTTTGCGTATATTGCCACGGAACGATTTACTAACCACGCCGGCTTTTACACCAAGATCTAGACCAATTTGACCAATCAGTTCTCTGATATTAGTGAATTCTTTCATAATCGCGCTCTGATATATTTCAGTACATCCGCCCAATTAACATCTCGACGAAGCCCGACATAGCACCCGCCAGATCCTTTTGAAATATTGTCAACAAACCCGCCGCTAGACAATAATTTGCTGGCTATATTCATGCGTCTACCGACAAACGTTATATATGGGTCCATCCATTCATCTACTTCTTCATATTGAGTGCCTGGTGCATGCCCCATACAGGAACTGATAGTTCTGAAACCAGCTTTATTTAGCAAGCGTATTGTCTTAATGAAATTCGGATCTTGATCCCACCATTTTTCATCTTGAACAATGTGAGCGTACTTATCTTCATTGAGGGCTCTTAGTTTCATCCGTTCACCTCATCAGTATACTCGTCAATCGTCTCCACAGCATCTTGAGCTGGCCGCAAATTGACATCACCAACTATGAGGGTAGTCACACATTTCAAATATAACCAAACATATCTGAAGTTACCTACCTCAGATGCATTATCTATCATAAAATATTTAGGTTTTTGTTGCGATTGAGAATCGAATGGTAGTTCTATTAGATCGCCAGGACGAAATAATCTATTTGGTTTTAAACCGACTACTTGTTCAAGAGCAAATACAATCTCTTGTTTATTTGGGCAATCGACACCCCATAGTGTCAACTCATACTCCATCGGGTTTGGTACGAAGAATCCTTTGAGACTAATAGGTGCCCAATATGTCGGATCTGTATCTTCATCGAAAATCTTATCATGGTCCATGTTGTCCGTTCTAGTATGAACTCGAACAAGAGCACCATTAACCTGAATCATTTCTATTGCTGTTTTCTTAACTAATGCTATATCTGGTGAATCTACATCTTGCACTTGATATAATGGATTGCTCTGCTGGACATCACTACGAAAGTCGGTTTGAGTGCTTATTGCTTGCTCGTTTATGCCGCTAAAGCTATAGATCATATTCTAACTCACATCGACAAAGGAAAATCGTCTGCTGGACTGTCTCGTGGATCATTACCATAATAGTACGGCCCGAACAATAGTGATGGTGTAATCCCAAAGATTTCGCCTTCTGGAACATAACATTTTACCGGTGGTGGTAGTTGTTCTTTGAAATTCTTAGTTGGGCACCAACCCTGATCTAACACAGCACAATCTGGTTGTGTCGGCGACAAATCGTCTGAAGAACCTAAACTTCGAAGAATAGCATAGTAATCTGGCATTGGAGTACATGGACAGTCAGGGTAGTATGGTGGCAATACAAACCATTTCTTTGTAGCGCCATTTGACTGGCCATTATTTATTTGCCATTCAACTGTAGAACCAGGGATAGCAGCTAACGCGACAGATAATTTTACATAGGTACTCTTACAATTCCGTAACCAAGAAAGGCTTGTAGTTGTAAAGGATGCTTCAGGCTCGCATCCAGGTATAGCAACACTGTCAGGCCCAACCACTTCAAGCTTGTTTGCTATGTAAATGTGTCTCATGGTGACATCTCTCCGTCACCATTATATTTAATCTGCAGCAGATTTATGTCGTTCTTGATTTGTCGATTTTCACATTCTCACCTATATGACCGGCAGATAATGATCCACGTAAACCATTATTTTGTATTAGACGATCTGCCTTACTTTTAATAGCTTTTAATCTAGCAATAGCCTCCCCTACTGATCCAGTGGTGAAGAAATCATCTATTTTCAAAATCTCAGCTAAATTCTTTTTACCAGATCTGCTGATATCACTTGGTATTTGTATTCTTACATTGTCGTCATCCTCTATCGTAACCATTATCGTCTGAGATTCCCTTGTCAACGCATTTTGCCCAGCCTCTATATAGACAATTGCATCGTCAGTCGGATCTTCAGCTGGTTTCATATTAGGTTTACGAAAGCCTAGATGTTCAAGAGCTATCACCAGCTTGTCAGCTAATACATTCTTTAATTTGGTGATATCACCCAATTCTGACGCCACAATACCTTCTGATAGTAAATTAAGTCGCATAATTTAGGTTTAACTTGAAGGCTCTACCACATCAAAGAATTTCTTTATAGCGCCAGATAGAGTTTTTGCAGACTGATAGCAACGGTGCGTATTGCAGTAATAATAAATCTTTCCACGTATTATAGCTTTCTTAATAGCTGGCGATGGTTTACCATCAGAGCCAAAGTGCCAAACAGCCTTTGCGGTCATGACTCGCTCGCGTTCAGCATCAGTTAGTTCTACCTTGCTCTTTTCCAGAGTATCAAATTGCGGACCTGATTCGCTTAAAAGGCATAATCTCATTATCACTCGCTCTTGAAGAACTCCTAAGCGGCACGAAACAATACGAAGCCTTCTTCATTATCCCATTGCCATAATCGCACAACCGGTAGTCTATTAGCGGTACATCTTGCCGTTTGGAACGTATAGTGTCCCATTTGGGACGGGAACATTGCTGTTGGTTTTATGTTATACTTATTGATAAGTTGTAGAGCAGCTTTGCGATCGTCTTCTACTTTCGTTGGTACAGACCACGGCTGATCCATTGCTGCTAAGTACTCCTCAAAGAATTCGGCAGGGAAATAATCTAATATCTCTTGCGTACGCACATATCTGCCTTCACTATATGCATAACTGATTGCATCTTGTGTATCTCCGTCTGCTAGCGAGTCTTCATCCATTAGCAGCGAAGAAGGAGATACTCTCGTCTCGATTAGGATTGGTTCCTCAACTCCTAGGTATTCGACCATATTTGTGGCTATGTCTAGTATCCTGCTTTCTTTCCCGAAGAACACGTATATTCCTTCACCTACGTGGCCATATCTCGGCGTCATACCGCTTCGCAAACCATTAGCTCTTATTGACGGCAACGCTTCAGCAGTTGTTATATGGTATGCTGCAATATCACCGAAATCTTCTAAAAGATAAGTTAATTTCATTCTAACACCAAATTATTGTTTATTGACCTTAAAGAACGCACTTACTCCACTGATCGCCGCTGAACTGATGAAGAAGATCAATAAAGTCAGAAACGTCTTCGACGTTATCTCCGGGTCAATATCAGTCCATATCATAGCTAGACCAAGCAACGC